GTGAATGAGGATGGCGTCGAGTGACGTCGCTACTGCCTTTGGCAGCCAGAAAGCTACCAATGACAGCTATAACACACCCCCTCCCAACAAGGAGGAGGCTAGTGTGCTCACCAACGTTAAAGTTGGTTTTAAGAAGATCCTCGGGGCCGTTCCCAAGGCTTCGAGACAGCATGGCAACACACAAAAACCGTCGACCGTTGAGATCGATGGTGTGGCCATGCGTGTGCCCTCTCCCCCCCCAAACGGCGAGGACGCGGTTCACTTTGTGAAGGAAACGGAGACCATCAAGGGATTGCCAGATTTGTCCACCGTGGAAAACGAATCTGAACACTCCCCATACACAGTCCCACCACTGAGTGAGAGGGAACACAGGCCAGCAACAGAACCCCTGCCTGGCACTATACTTGAAATGTGGGATGGTGAGTTCTACCACTACTCCATATATGTGGACAATGGCAAGGCCCTTGGTGTGCACAAACCACCAGCAGCAATCAGCCTTGCAACGATAGATTTAACACCTATATCGTTGTATTGGAGACCGGTGTATACACCGCCGTACCTTGTCCACCCAGAGACACTCAAAGGGCTGGCTGGTGAAAAGTTTCCCTATACAGCTTTCAACAACAACTGCTACAACTTCTGTTGCTGGGTTCTGGACCTCAATGATTCATGGTTGAATCGGAGGTCCATAAACAGGACAACTGGATTTTTCAAACCCTACCAAGCCTGGAACAGGAAGCCCCTCCCAACTGTGGATGATGGTAAGATCAAGAAGGTTGCGAATGCAGTTCTGTGCGCCCTAGGATCACTTTTCTCAAAACCCATCAAGGACCTCCTTGGGAAGCTAAAACCCCTTAACCTCCTAAATCTGCTCGCATCATGTGACTGGACCTTTGCTGGTGTAGTAGAAACAGTTATTCTTGCAGCAGAGCTCTTCAATGTCTTTTGGACCCCCCCTGATGTCTCTAACTTCATTGCCTCCATAATTGGTGACTTTGAGATGCAAGGACCAGAAAACCTCGCTGTGGAGCTTGTCCCCGTTATCATGGGAGGCATTGGCATGGTGTTAGGATTCACAGCTGAGAAGATAGGGCGCATGTTGTCATCTGCAGCATCCACTCTTAGAGCTTGTAAGGATCTTGGTAATTACGCCCTGGACATTCTAAAGCTGGTCATGAAATGGTTCTTCCCCAAGAAGGAGGAGAAGGCCGAGATGGAAACTCTAAGAGCCATTGAGGATGCCGTCCTTGACATGGAGGCAATTGGCAACAACCATCTCACAACATTGCTCAAAGACAAGGACAGCCTAAACGCCTACATGAAGACCTTAGACATGGAGGAGGAAAAGGCCAGGAAACTCTCAACCAAATCATCATCACCCGACATTGTTGGCACCATCAACGCAATCCTTGCCCGCATCGCCGCAGCAAGATCACTCCTGCATAAAGCCAAAGAGGAGATGTTCAGTCGGGCGAGGCCTGTTGTCGTAATGGTCTCCGGGAGACCAGGGATCGGGAAGACTTACCTGGCTAGACAACTTGCTAAGTCAATAGCAAGCAGCATGAGTGGTGATCAGAGGGTAGGACTTGTCCCCCGCAATGGTGTTGACCATTGGGACGCCTATAGGGGTGAGAGAGTCGTCCTGTGGGATGACTATGGTATGGGAAACACAATTAAAGACGCCCTGACTCTACAGGAGTTGGCAGACACCTGCCCAGTCACCCTCAATTGTGACAGGATCGAGAACAAGGGGAAGATGTTTGACAGTGATGTCATCATAATTACAACCAATCTTGTCAACCCCGCCCCCCTCGATTACGTCAACTTTGAGGCTTGCTGTAGACGAATTGACTTCCTTGTCTATGCCGAGGCACCAGACATTGAGAAAGTCAAAAAGGATTTCCCTGGGCAACCAGACATGTGGCGTGACCATTTCAAAGCTGATTCGTCACATATAAAGTTGTCATTAGCCCCACAGGGTGGTTTCGACAAAAACGGAAACACCCCTCATGGGAAGGGCACCATGAAAACCCTCACGCTGCATTCACTCACTGCACGTGTGATGGGCTTAGTGTGTGAGAGAAAGGACGAGTTCCAATTGCAGGGGGATGAACTGCAGGTTTACAACTTTGACACAAACAAAGTCTCTGCATTTAGAAAATTGGCAGCTGACAACAAGTATAGTTTTGTGGAGACAATGAAAGTTGGTGCGGTCCTCAAGAATGTGCGAACCCTGGAGGACCTAAAATCTGCCCTCAAAGGAGTCAAGTTCAAGGAGTGTGAAATAATCTACAAAGGGGCTAAGTACAGGGTCGCCTCGGATGGCTGTGGCAGTGTCTCGGTCTCCAAGATCAAGGATGTTGCATCACAGACAGCCAATGAAGTGCATACAGCGCTCCTGAGACTGAGGCAGGCCCGGGCCAGATATTACATCAGCTGCTTCCAAGATCTTATCTATACACTGATCCAGGTTGCTGGAGCCTCATTTGTGGTGCACAGGATCTCAAAGAGATTCTCCTGGGACCGTTGGATTAAACCCAGTGAGAGCCCTCAAGAGGAAGAACAACCTAGCAGTGAGGAGGCCACAGGAAGATGGGAAATTGAGCCAAAGGACACAGACCCTGAAGGTAAGAAGGGTAAAAACAAGAAGGGAAGGGGGAGGAAACACACAGCCTTCTCTAGCAAGGGTCTTAGTGATGAAGAGTACGATGAGTTCAAGAGAATCAGAGAGGAGAAGAACGGCAAGTACTCTATAGAAGAATACCTCCAGGACCGTGATAGATTTTATGAGGAAGTGGCAGTCGCAAGGGCCACGGAAGAAGACTTCTGTGAAGAAGAGGTGGCAAAAATTAGACAGAGAATTTTCAGACCCACAAAGAAACAGAGGAAGGAGGAACGGGGCGTCCTTGGACTAGTCACCGGTTCGGAAATCAGGAAGAGAAGACCAGATGACTTCCAACCCAAAGGTAATTTGTGGGCTGATGACACCAGGAGCGTGGACTACAACGAGAAGCTGGAATTTGAAGCCCCTCCAAGTGTGTGGTCACGCATCGTACCCCTTGGTACTGGTTGGGGTTTCTGGGTCTCCTCCAACCTCCTCATCTCTCTGGAACGAGTCCTGCCAAAAGGAGTGAGTGAGCTGTTCGGAGTTGACATCAAACAAATTCAGATACACAAGTCAGGTGAGTTTTGCAGGTTCAGGTTTCCAAGACCTATCAGACCAGATGTCACAGGCCTCATCCTTGAAGAAGGAGCCCCTGAAGGCACGGTGTGTTCTATCCTCGTCAAAAGACCGACTGGAGAGATGATACCACTCGCAGTGAGGATGGGCACCCACGCTTCCATGAAAATTCAGGGCAGAACAGTTGGTGGTCAAATGGGCATGTTGCTCACAGGGGCAAATGCCAAAAACATGGACCTGGGCACGAACCCTGGTGACTGTGGCTGCCCGTACATTTTTAAAAGGGGCAATGACATTGTGGTAGCTGGGGTTCACACCGCAGCTGCAAGGGGTGGCAACACTGTGATCTGTGCCACGCAGGGGGCTGACGGAGAGGCCGTTCTTGAAGGAGGAGAGGACAAAGGAACATACTGTGGTGCCCCAATACTTGGACTTGGGAAGGCCCCTAAGCTCTGCACTAAAACAAAGTTCTGGCGTTCCTCACCTGATGCACTACCCCCGGGAACGTATGAACCAGCCTATCTAGGTGGAAAAGACCCAAGAGTTGAGAAGGGCCCATCACTCCAGCAGGTTATGAGAGAACAACTTAAACCCTTCACCGAACCCAGAGGAAAACCGCCAAAGCCCAGCGTTCTCGATGAGGCAAAGAAAACTGTGATGAATGTGTTGGAGCAAACCATAAACCCTGCCAAACCCTGGTCATACTCACAAGCATGTGCCTCACTTGACAAAACGACTTCAAGTGGTAGCCCACACCACCTAAGGAAGAATGATCACTGGAATGGTGAGTCTTTCACCGGCCCTTTAGCCGACCAAGCTTCAAAGGCAAACTTAATGTATGAACAGGCAAAACACGTGAGCCCCGTTTACACCGCAGCCCTCAAAGATGAACTAGTCAAGACTGACAAGATTTATAATAAGATAAAGAAGAGGTTGCTATGGGGTTCTGACCTGGGTACCATGGTCAGGTGTGCCAGAGCCTTTGGTGGGTTAATGGACAGCATGAAAGAGAGTTGTGTGATGTTGCCCTGCAGAGTTGGAATGAATATGAATGAGGATGGGCCAATCATTTTTGACAAACATGCAAAATATAAATACCACTATGATGCAGACTACTCCAGATGGGACTCCACGCAGCAAAGATGCATCTTGTCTGCTGCCATGGAGGTTATGGTGAAATTCTCAGCTGAACCGGAATTGGCACAGGTGGTGGCTGAAGACCTACTCGCCCCGAGCCAACTCGACGTGGGCGATTTTGTGGTGTCAGTTCAGGAAGGCCTTCCTTCAGGTGTCCCATGTACCTCCCAGTGGAACTCTATAGCACACTGGATCATTACCCTTAGTGCAATGTCAGAAGTCTCTGGTCTCTCCCCAGATGTGATCCAAGCCCACTCATGCTTCTCTTTTTATGGTGATGATGAGATAGTTAGCACAGATATTAATCTGGACCCAGCAAAATTAACCTTGAAACTTAGGGAATATGGATTGGTCCCCACCAGACCAGACAAAACTGAGGGCCCACTAGTCATTACAGAGAACCTCCACGGGTTGACCTTCCTACGCAGGCACATCACACGAGACCCTGCTGGATGGTTTGGTAAGTTAGACCAGGATTCAATTTTGAGACAGCTCTATTGGACCAGAGGACCCAACCATGAGAATCCCTATGAGAGCATGGTTCCGCACTCACAGCGCGCGACCCAGCTAATGGCGTTGTTGGGTGAGGCATCGCTACACGGTCCCCAGTTTTACAAGAAAGTTAGCAAGATGGTCATCAATGAGATCAAAAGTGGTGGTCTGGAATTTTACGTGCCCAGACAGGAGGCCATGTTCAGATGGATGAGATTCTCTGACCTCAGCACGTGGGAGGGCGATCGCAATCTGGCTCCCGACGGTGTGAATGAGGATGGCGTCGAGTGACGCGCCCGTTTCTGGCACCGATGGTGCGGCAGGACTCGTTCCAGAGAGTCAACAAGAAGTCTTGCCTTTAGAGCCCGTCGCGGGAGTCCAGCTGGCTGCTCCCGTTGCAGGGCAAAGTAACATAATTGACCCCTGGATTAGAATGAATTTTGTGCAAGCCCCGGCCGGTGAGTTCACTGTGTCCCCTCGGAACGCACCGGGTGAGGTACTTATTGATTTAGAATTAGGACCAGAATTAAACCCCTATCTCAACCACCTTGCAAGAATGTATAATGGGTATGTAGGAGGAATGGAGGTGGAAGTTGTTCTTGCCGGGAATGCGTTCACGGCAGGTAAGATCTTGTTTGCAGCTGTGCCCCCCAGCTTCCCAACCCATGGTATCTCTGCAGCACAGGCTACTATGCTACCCCATGTGATTGTGGATGTCAGGCAGTTGGAGCCTGTTCGGCTCCCCCTCCCTGACGTCAGGAATGTGATGTTTCACTTCTGTCAAGAGAACAAGGAGCCGCGTATGAGAATTGTGGCAATATTGTACACCCCTCTCCGTGCCAACGGAGCTGGTGATGATGTTTTCACCGTCTCATGTCGTGTGCTAACAAGACCCTCACCAGATTTTGATTTTATTTTCTTGGTCCCCCCCTCTGTAGAGAGTAAGTTGAAACAGTTTACCCTCCCAAACCTGCAGCCAAATGAGATGACCAATTCAAGATTTCCCACAGGTATCACACAGCTTTATACCAGTCCAAACACCAATTTGGTTGTCCAGTTCCAAAATGGCAGGTGCCTACTTGATGGTACACTTCTTGGTACTACCCCTGTCAGAGCTGCTGACATCTGCAGTTTTAGAGGGGTCACATCAACTGAAGTAGATGCAACTGACAGCCCCAGGGTGGCAGGGTCACATAGAATTATGGTACAGCTTAGGGAGCCAGATGGAGAGGAGTTTTCACCCACAGGTCCCAACCCTGCCCCTGTTGGCACCCCAGACTTTCAAGCAGCCATATTTGGCACCCTCAGTCAAAGAAACACTGGTGGAGCTGGGCAGAATTCTAACAGAGCCCACTTCGCATATTTCTACACAAGAAACCCCACCTTTGCACCAGGCATAGGGACTGTTGTATTTTCTTTTGACACCACTGATTTTCAAAATCGTCAACCTACCAAATTTTCCCCTTCTGGTGTGTTTGATGATGATTCTTCTGAACCTTTCAATCAGTTTTCCCTGCCATATTATAATGGATCACTCGGTGCAGTGGACGCTGGAAAACTGGCTCCACCTGTGGCACCCAATTATCCAGGTGAGCAGATTCTTTATTTCAGAGGGAGTGTACCTTTCAAAGGTGGTTATGGAGAAGGTGAGATTGACAGTTTGCTTCCCCAGGAATGGATTACCCATTTCTATGCAGAGCAGGCCCCCACACAAGGTGACGCAGCCCTGCTGCGCTACTACAACCCTGACACTGGTAGAGTCCTCTTTGAGTGCAAACTCCATCGTGAAGGATTCATCACAATCAACTACACGGGATCCAATGCTCTTGCTGTGCCGGTCAATGGAGTCTTCAGGTTTGAGGGCTGGGTTAACAAATTCTACACACTGACCCCCATGGGAAATGGCAATGGCCGCAGGGGTAGAAGAAGGGAGTTATAATGGCTGGAGCTTTCTTTGCAGGTCTTGCTTCTGATGTTCTTGGCAGCGGTTTATCTTCTCTTATTGGTGCCGGTGCCAATGCTATAAACCAGAAAGTTGAATATGATTACAATAGGCATTTGCAATCAGCTTCTTTCCAACATGATAAGGACATGCTCAGTTCACAGGTGGAAGCCACAAAACACCTGCAGAGGGAAATGATGGCCATCAAGGAAGGCATGCTGCTCAAGGGCGGGTTTTCCCCCACTGATGCAGCAAGGGGGGCTGTCAACGCTCCTATGACACAAATCTTGGACTGGAATGGCACCAGATATTGGGCCCCAGGTGCAATGAAAACCACGGCCTACTCAGGTCGTTTTGTCAGCCAATCCACTCACAGGCCCATTCCCAATGTTGTGCACAAGAGTGAGGGATCCACACACCAAACTGGGTCATCCACCGGATCTATCTCTTCTCTTTCCACATCATCCACCCGTGTTCCATCATCCACATCCTCATCTAGTAGTACTTCTAGAACAAGAGACTGGGTGTCTGAACAACAAAGACTCAGCCCTTTCATGAGAGGTTCTCTTCAAACTGCTTATGTAACTCCTCCCTCAAGCTCTGCCTCTTCAGTAAGCTCTGTTTCTACAGTCCCACATTATGTTTTAGATTCATGGACCCCTTCTTTTAACACTAAGCATTTACCCCTGTTTGCCCACGTTAAGAAAAGGGGACAATCTCAAGTTTAATCTACCACTCATGGTTTTATTGATTTGTTTTGTAATTAGTGAAATGTTGATTCTTTTCTAATTCGGCATTT